TAATAATAATAATTACTATAAACTTGGACAAAATATGATTGGTGTATTTGATGCTAAAGCTCTTGGTGAACAACTTAGAGATTAAGATGCCAGACCATAAGCTATTAAAGAAACTGGAGTATTAAATTACTCCAGTTTTTATTATTGCTATTATATATAATAATAGGTTAACATTTTTTGTTCTTGTAAATCAAGTAGTTAGCCAAAATTAATGTACACGGTGATGTACATTTAACTAAAATTTTAACGCACAATGTCTACCATCGTGTACAAAATTGTTATATTTGTAATATTATTAATCTTATTAAAGTTATGCCTACACTTAATTTTGCATCTAAAGCTGCTAAAAATTTTGCAAAGAAATATGCAGCTAAACTTGAAGAAAAAGCCGCGAAAGTTGTCCCAACTCCTTTTAGTCTTGATTTTGAAGAAGTTGAAAAACAAATTATTCTTACTCTTAAAGATAATAAAGAACAAGAGTTTCATTCTACTACAAAGAATATTAAAGTTGGTAATTTTTGTATTGTTCTTCAAAATTTCGGAGTTGTTGCTCCAATGTGGTATAGTAAATGTATTATGTCTGCTTATCTTGTTGCTTATATTATTCGCCATTTAAAAATGAATACCAATATTATTGAAATACAAGAAAGTGAATTTTGTGCATTTGCTAATTGTGCAAGACAATCCTTTTACAATGCAATAGACGCTGTTATTCGTCCTGAATGCAATAAACCGTGTACAGGAGATACACTTGCTCTTCTTGCTCGTACAACTAAGAAAGGAATTTATGTTGTTAATCATAATTTTATTTATCGTGGGAATTATGATGAATTTGTTACTATGCAAGAAGATATGTTTCCTAACGGTTGTAAACTTGATAATAAAGGTAGAGTTATTCTTGATTAACCTGCTAATAAAAAAGAAGCCCCGACCTACCACTGTGGTAAGCCGGGGTTTATTGTATCTATACGTGCCGTATTTGGCGGTTTCCTTTGCGAATTTCACATTTTCTTTATCGGAATGATAGTTTGTATTGCTTTAATATGAAAGTGGCTGTACGAGCCTTAAAATAAGTCGTTACTGGGAAGCATTAATAGCAGCAATAACAATATCAAAAATACGGGCAGCAACTATATAAAAATTAACTCCCCCGTAGAGGATGTAAACACAGCATTAACAGCCATGTCTATCCTCTACGGGGGAGATTATTGTTATTCTAACTAATATCTAAATTGGGATTTAGCACCAAGACCATTTTGCCTAAGCCAATCATCATAATGAAACAAAATAGTTTTGCATTCATTTTCGGAATAGCCTTTGGCAATAAGTTCTTTACGTTTATCTCGAACAGCTTCACGAATTTTATCTTCACGTTTTTGCTCATTATATTCTTTAACTCCATTAGCTCCATTTTCGATAAACGCACTAACAGAACCAGGATTACAAACAAGATAAATAATAAGAGCAACTAAAAGAATACCAAAATTAAGTAACATAGCTATAATTTCTTTAATAGTTTCAACATATTAGTAGCATCAGTTTTCTTATCAAAAATAAGATTATTGAACTCTGTATTAATCTTAATAACAAGAGTACGAAAACCACGGTCAGTCATGTGCTGGACAGCATAACGAATAATTTCATTACCATTATCGTCTTTAGCTTTAAAATCAAAAACTCTTAATTCAAGTGCCATATCATAAAGTTTAAAATTAATAATCAAATTAAAAAGACTGCTACTACTTTCACAAGCAATAACAGCCACGTTTAACAAATCTAAATTAGCAAATGAAGCACCCCGTAGAGGAACAAAAAGCTGGATAGCTATCTCATTTGTTCATCCTTTACGGGGTGTTACATCGGCTGTATTGTCAAAATCGGCAAGATTGGCATTTTTACCAACCTTGCCATGTATAACATATAAAACTTTCTTCAATTATTAAGTACGTTTAAGACCGTCTTTAGCCCATTGAAGAACAAAACCAAGACCATTCCAAATAGCATCTTTAGCTTTTTCTAAAGCAAACTTTTCTCCAATTTCTCGATTATAATTATTTGCATCAACACAAGCGCTAAGACCATGACATTCGTATCCGGTAATAGTGAGAAGACTCATAAGAGTAGTTTTGTGTCCAATTCTATTTCCACGTTTGGCAGCAATAAAATTATCCACATCTTGTTCAAGAATTTTAGTACCGTCATTTTCAGGAGAAAGACAGAAATAAGAAGCATCTGCTACATCTTTAGGACACCAAGATTTATATCCGTCTGGATAAGTAACTTCATATCCCATATCGTTAGGATTAGCATTTCCAACTCTGTAACCATGTTCTAAAGCCATGCTTACAGACATAGGCATAATATCAACCATTTTAACTCCAATAGCTTTCATAATTCAATGAATTTATTAATAACAGTTTTATAAAAATCAGCAGGCATAGAACCTGTAATACGAGCAACTTCTTTATCGTCTACACGAAAGATAAGAAGAGGAACAGCAAGAGTATGAAACATACCAAGTCTTACTTGAGCATTATTATAAGTATCTTTTCTAATATCTATATTATCAGGAAGATTACTTTCAAATATAGTATTAACAATAATACTTTCAACTACTTCACAAGCAAGACAATCATCGGTTTTAACAAATTGAATTGTTTTCATAATTTTATTTGCCAGTATGACCAAATCCACCAGCACCACGTTCGGAAACGCTCAAATCTTCGAGATTATCAACTTCATGCCAATGAATTTCTTCACGACGACGAACAAGAATTTGACAAATTCTATCTCCGGGATTATAAGGGAATATATCATCAATAATATCTCCTTCTTGAACAACGGTAGCATCTCTACGTTTGAATATAACAAGTAATTCTCCACGATAACCGGCATCAAGAGTCCCAGGCGCATTAGGAATATAAACATCATATTTAGTATTACTACTACGAGGACGAATTTCCATTTCATAATGTTGAGGAAGCTCGAAATGAAGACCAGTATGAACAATCCAACGGTCTTTAATCAAATCGTATTCGATACTCTTAGCAACAATATCCATACAACAATCGCCGTCTTTACCATAAGCAGGAAGAGGAACAGACTTATCTTCACGATAAACTTTAACCTCTATATGATTAATATCACGTTCGAGCTGTTTATAAAGTAAGTCAAAGTCATTTGTATTATATTTAAAATCATAAATTGCATTTGCTATGGCAAGAGCTAAATTTCCCATTTTAATAAAATTGTTTTTAAGTTAATAATTAAGATAACATCTCTGCAAAATCAAAATTAAGAGCACGTTCAAGTTTCTTAGCTTTGTCATTAAACAAAAGACTATCCATACGTTTAGTTCCCTCGGCAGAAGTATCAACGTTAGAATAATAACCGCTAATAGCATTAAAAGCGCCCCAAGCAGTACCAGCAATTTCTTTTTGTCCAATACCACCATGATAGTATTCATAAGTATCACTAATAACATTAAGTTTACGTGTACTTATACCAGCATCGTTAACAGCAAGAGCATTGCGATATACAACTTCTTTAAAAGTATGTCTTGTAGTATTTAAAGCTTCAAGTTCAGCTTCTGTAAGATTACTCTTACAAATATACTCCATGACATCTTCATCAGTAAGTTTAATATCAGCAAGAACATTATAAGCCCATTCAGTATCTTTAATACGTTTCTTAGTAATACCAAGAATTTCGTGTGCTATTTCAATATTCTTGTGAACACTTTCAGTATGACGAATACTAAAACTATTAGTAGAAGTTCTGATAGCAGCATTAAGAGTATTTTGACAAATAACTCTAATAGGAGTAAACAGAACACGAACACCGCTACTACCGTCATGGCTATTAGTAAATACTAAATAGTTTTCAACAGGGTCGCCGTGAACAAGAATATTGTCAGGAAGTTTAGCACTAACGAAAATACGTTCACCATTACCAAAGAAACCAGCAGTTTGCCAAATAGCAGAATTTTCACCAATAACAGTATCGAAGAATTTAAAAGCAGCACTATTTTGAACAATAGTATATTTACCTTTTACCATACCAAGAGGAATTTTATAATCATCTCTATAAGTACAATATTGGTTATCACAACGAGAATAAATATTCTTACCAAGAATATGAGCATCGCTATCTCGTCTTTTAGCTTCGGTCAAATCATCGAGATTTTTATCCATATCGAGAGATAGTGGCATCTTAGCCACCATCTCTGCTTTCTTTACTTCCCAATTAAGCTGAGCAGCTTCAATTACTTGAGCAGAAGTTCTGCATTGAGTAACATCTTTACTACCTTTATATTGCCAAGGAAGTCCTTTAATACTATAAGCCATAATCAGATTTCGTTTAATAAATCTTGTATAATATCAATAATACGGTCACGGTCATTAATACCACGAGTATCACGAATATACTTAATAAGTTCTTCAAGTTTATCTATAACATCAAACATAACTTTATCATTTAATAGTTAAAGATTGGCTTTGACAAAGTTCAGCAACAGTAAGAGGAATTTCACGAGAAGTAATATATTGCTTATAATCAGAAGTAGAAGAAGCAGCAACACGATTAGCTTCATGTTCGTGATTAAAGAACATATTAAGAACGTCCCAATTTACTTTCTTACAAAGGTCAAGAAGATTAAGTTCAATTTCAAATTTAACTTTAGTAGCTTCAAGGTCTGCAACAGTAAATAAAGAATCATTTCTTTCTTCAATAGTTTCAGCAGCATCAGGATTTTCAGCAGCAAAATTAGCATTTACAGTTTGAACAAAATCTTCGGGATCAATATTATTAGCTTCATCGGCATCTGGTTGAAGCATATCAACATTCCAAAGTTCACGATAACGTTCAAGAACAGCATCAATCAAACTAAGTACTAAAGGGGTATTGGTTTCACAAACAGTAGTAGCACGAGTCATAAGTTTAGCATCATCTAACTCAATAACCTTATTACCACTCTTATTGGAATTACCCCATTTAAGTACAGCTTCAAGCATAGCATCTTTAAGCTTCTTAGCGGCACGCTCACGAGATTTCTGAAGAACTTCAATACGTTGTTTTTCAGTCTTACAAGCAAGTGCACGACTTTCAATCATTGTAAACAACTTACGATAATTATCCAGTTTTTCATTAAGGTTATCTTGAGTAATTGCAAGCTGTTCTTCAAGTTCAGGAGTAATTTCACCGCCAGCATCAATAATTTCATCAACAATACGTTGTAGTTCGGCATCTATTTGATAAAGAGATTTATTCATATTTTAATAACTAAATTTATCTACAATTTTAAATCTATTAGCTTTAACACGAGCATAAGGGTCGCTATCCACATCGTCATTGTCGCTAAGAGTATGTAACCCGTCACCATTGTCAACAATATTAAGACCGCTTTTAGCCACATAAACTTTATATCCCCACCAATTAACACCAAATTGAACAATCTCAATAGGTTTATTTGCATTTGCGAGGCTCTGTGGCATAATGATAAGCAGGATTAAGATAACCGGTAAGATAAGTCTTTTCAAGAGGAGTAAGGACAGCTTTCTTTGCTTTCTTTACAAGAACAGCTTGATAATTTTTAACAAGACGAGCAGGTACATGAACAGAATAAACACGATTACCAAATTCAACTTCACGTCTAACAAGAGCTTTTCTCATAATTTGAATTTCATAAGGAGTTTTATCCTCATAATTTCTTTTATCTTTCTTACCAAGTCCAAAAAGTCTACTAAAAATATTCATAGTTGTATCAATTAATTAGTTAAAAATCATATCCAAATTTAATAAGTTCTTCACGTATCATACCGGCAATAATCTTGGCATTTGGATGAGGAGCACCAGTCTTACCGTGATAACGTAAATCAATAATATCGCGCCATTGGGATGCGGAATATGTATAAGCACAAATAGTAGCAGTATCGAGAGGAAGAATTCCACGAGCATCTTGACGGTTCATTTTATATTCATCGACAAGAACTTTATAAGAAGCAAAATTTTTAGCACAATCTCTAATATAAATATATGCTTTATTATGCTCATCGTCCATTAGCATTTTATCTTCATTACGAATAACAGATTCTTGGATATAATTAGCTAAATCATAATCAAGCCAATGAGGACAACAAATAGTACCGTTTTCATAAACATAACGAGTAGATTGTTCAGCAATATTATTAGGACTAACACGGTTAAGCTCACGAGAAGTACTAATTTGAGTAGTAACTTTAAAAGTATATCTCATAAGTCGCCAACCAAGTTCCCAATTAATAAATTCTTCAGCAGTAACAATAAACGGTTCAAGAGTTTTAAGAATATTATCTTTATGTTCAATATAAAAATGACCATTAGTAGCTAAATAAATAGCTTCACTACCAATAAGATATTCAACATAAGGACAAAATTCAAGTTTTGTAACAAGTTCTATATATTTATTATCTTTAGGAATAATATAATAAATAGAACGATGTCTAAACATACTAAGATGTCCAAGCTTTAGTAGATTATCAACAAGCTTTACATCATTACTTCCGTCAGAAGCATAACAAATTCGAGCACATTTAGCAACATGATGAATCCAATCAGCGTCTTGGTGCCAAAGCTCAATATAAGGTTTAACAATATTCATAATTATATCTATGTATCTCCCCCGTAGAGGATGGTTAAATCAATTGCTTTCGCATAACATCATACATTTTGTAATAAAGAGAAAGAAGAGTAGTTTTATTATCAATATCAATACAACCTTCAAGCGTATCAATTCTTTCACTTTCGTGAACAGGTTTATCATCTTTAGGTTCAAATCTATTAATACGATAAACAACTCCACCTTTATTTAAAATAGCATCAACTTCGTTTTGAAAACGAACATCAGGAATAAAACAAAGTCCATTACGATTAATACAACCATTAGCACGAAACATGGTATTATCAACCCAAATGTTTTGACTAAGATTATTACGAAACAGATTTGTTCCAATAGCTTGCATTAAATGACGAACTTTGACACAAACACGAGTAGTATTTAGAGGAATACCATAAGCAACAAAATCGTTAAAATCAATAATATTATAACCTTTTCTAACAGCAATATTAAAATCAATGATTTTTCTTGTATCAAAACAATAAACACCATTATCTTTCTTATCTCTATTATTTAAATCTTCCAAAGGAATATTAAAAACAATAGAAATAACTTCTTTATTAGCATCACTAAAATGAACAACAGGAAAATCAGCAGGACGATAATTAGCATCATGTAATTCTTTCCAAGCCTTATAAGTAGCATAAGTACCTTGTAGACGTTGGTAATTAAGAATTTCAGCAGCAGTATCTTTACCAGAACCAATAGTTCCAGCAAAACCAATAAGATTATGTTTACTAAAATTTATCATATCATTAATATTTGCAGCAAATATACGAATAATACTTAAACGAAGAAAAAACTATTAATTTTTTTTCATTTTCTGAATGACGCATTTTAAGGCTCGCTGTTGGACGTTTCTTGAAAGCAATACGATTAATCATCTTGGTATAGATAATTGAATGTAGCCAAAAAGAAGTAGGTTTACGGCTGTGTTTTATGTCGTTTTAGTTTGGTTGAAAGCAGATATATGGCAAATAAAAAGGCTGGCAACAACAAGTTCATTGTCATCACCAGCCTTAATATTAGCTTATCGAATGCGATAAATAACAGCTTTAGGATTATCTCGTTTTTCAACAAGAATACAATTTACATTATAATTCTTATTAACAGAAGGGATAATATTATAAGTATAAATCTTATATCCACCGGTATAATCTCGCTTGATTTTAACAGCGTCTTCAACTTCATCAGCATAAAGAGCTACAAAGAATTGTGTAGTTCTACTATCAGCGTCCCAACGTTGAAGAATGTTATAAGATTTAGCTTCAAAATAAGTAAATAGAATAAGAGATTTAAAGAAAGCATCATAATAAGTTTTAGTCTTATCTACTTTCTTAGAAGTAATAACATGATAATCATAAAGAATACTATTAACTTTATTATCAGCAGTATCATTAACTTCTTTAGTAACTTCTTCTATCTTTTCTATCGGCTTTGTAACTTTACTAAAATTAAACTTTGGCATTAAATCAAACTAACTTCTTTAATATGAAAAGGAACTCGTTCAACACCACTTCGTTCACCATAAGAAATAAACACAAACTTACCAATATAGTCTTCTTTATGATTAAGAATATATTCTTGCTTATCATGAGGAAGACTAAAACGAGTTTCAAACGTAGAATCGTTAATATCATTACGACAAGTAATAATAGGAAGATTGCGTTTACGTTCAGGTTGAATATCAACAATTTCAAACTTACCGTCAGTCTTAGTCTTAAACTTTTCCATATAGCCAACACGACGACGACCATATTGATAATCAACATCAGGATTACGAAGTATAAGTCCCTCAAAACCTAAATCAATAAATTTATCTCTCCAAGCATGCGCATCAGCATCATTGCAAATATGATAAGTAGGAAGAATAACAAGCTGCTTTTTGTTATTAAGATGTTTATCTTTACTATCGAAAACAGAAAACGGCTTTATATCAAGACGTATTCTATCTCGTTTATGTTGAATCATTTCTGGAATAGCAATGTCATAACACCAAAATTGAAGAAGCTTATTATGAATATCATTCGGGTCTTTAACAAAATGATTAATCTCATTAACGTTATAACCCGGAAGATAAATCTCTCCATCAAGTGCCCAATTATCATCAAGCATATTTTGAATAATATCAGCAGACAGAGAATCAAATAGATAATCTTCAAGAGCAGTTAAAGTATTCCAAACAATACCTTCTCTACTTTGAAATCTAAGTCTAACAGGATTAAAAATAGTATCTCCTTTATAAGCAGTAATAAAACAACGAAGACCATTAATCTTCCATTGTCCTAACATACAAGAAGTTTTCTTCCAAACATTGCCAGTATAAGTCTTAGCAAGCATAGGAAGAATATTTCCATTATTCTGATTATTACGATAAGAGGGAAGATAAGCAGCAAGATAAGCATAACGAGCTTGTTCATCCTCTACGGGGGGTAACTGCGCGTTATCCTTAATCTCGGTAATAGCTATATAACCTTGTTTCCTCTTTTCGTTATAACGAGAAAGAAGCTCTTTATCAGCATCTTTTTGAGTAACTTTATAACTATCGGTATAAGTTGCTTTACCAACAATACCATACTGGACAGTTATATAAGTTTTATCAGCATTAAGTTCAGCACTCCAGCGATAAGGCTGTTCAGCATTATTCTTTCTATACAACCATATTTTCATTCATTCTTAGGTTTAAATGTACCAAAACTAAATTTAACAGCACGGGCATTAAGAGCATCTAATCGTCTATCGGCAGCAGTTTTCCTTAGGCTACCGTCTTCGGATAGAGTTTCTGTACTAACTTTTCCGCTAAACATGTCTTTTGTAGCAACTCTTCGAGAGCGAGGTTTACGTTCGACAACATCGGCTTTATCTTTTTTACTTTTAATACCTTTACTCTTTTTATAGTTACCGATTTCAGGATGTGCCATTGCGAACGCTTCGTTCTGTTTATCAAGAGCATTAAATCTTTCTCGGTATATTTGACATTGTTCATCAGATAGTATTCCGTTATCAATTCCATGTTCTATAATATAATTATATTCCCAGCTATATCGAGCATAAGAGTAATGATTTACATTAATCGGATAACCAACTCCCTCAATATAACGAGAACAATCAAGACTATGAAGTAAATCATCAAGAGCACGAACATGACCTTTAGTTTGTATTTCGTAATTCGCCCAATTCGTATCATAAACATCGGGTTCAAAATTAATACTCATAACTATAAGTCTGATTTGTTTATCTTGAATATCAGTACACGTTTAGGCTTACCAATAAGAACATAATTGTAACGATACCAAAGAATAGCATCAGAAGTCGGCGCTCCTTTAGCATAACCGTCAATTGTAGTAAAACAACCTTTCTCATAATCAAAATTAGAATGAACAAAGTTATCGCTTTCTCCATGTCCAAGCAAATCAAATTTCTTAATAGCATAAGCATCTTGAGGATTATCAATATCTACTTCGCCATAGCAAATAACACTTTTACGACTAACCTCAAGATTATTAAATTTCTCACCAAGATTAAGTCGTTCAGTATGTTCAAGAGTATCTTCTTGCTCTTTAGTAATTGGAATCATCATTACGACCTTTTCGTGCATGTCCCTAATACGGCAGAGTATCGCTTTCTCCCGTATTCCAAGTAAGTTCACTGTCTTCTCCATTGTCTTCACTATTATTAGTTAGATAATTATAAACATTAACAATAAGCTGATTAACTATTTCATTTGAATATTCTTTCTTCAATTCACTAAAATCTTTAACGTCATATTCTTTAGGAATAAGAACTGGAGTAATATCATAAGCATCACGAAGCCAAATAGCTTCACGATAACCTGTCATATCATTGTCCATAAGAGAAATGATACTACCGCCAACGGCAAGCTTTTCTCTAATAAAATCATATTCTTTTTGTTTAAGACGATAAGTTTCATGAGGAAGATTAAGAACGCCAATCTTCAAGTCAGCCGCTTCCACCCCCCGTAGAGGATTGGAAACATAGAAATGGTTCTCAATAGCAAGTCTATCTTTAGTGGATTTAGTTATAACAACTATATCATAATCATTACGTTCAAGATTAAGTACACCTTCAATATGATTACAATTAGTAATAAATCTAACATCACCTTTCTTTCGTTTAGGAAAATAAAGCTTAACATTATATATACCATGTTTATCTTGTCCAAGAACATAAGCATAACAAGGGTCTTTCTTATCATAATAATACTTAGGCTCAGGATTAGAATAACGATTAATATAATATTGCTCAATAGGATAAACGAAATGAGTGTTAAGATGATTAAGACTAATACCAAACTGTTCCCAATATGCTTTATCCAATTTATTCCAAGGACGAGGAGCAATTTCAATAACCGATTTACGGTTACGAATTTCTTGAAGAGAAACAGCTATTTGTGCATCAACGTTGGCATCTTTTTCTTTACCGTAAATAATATCACGAAAAGTATAAACTATATGACGGAGAACGAAAAGAAAATCAGGTTTGTTATTAATGTCTATGTTTCGTTTGACAATACCAGACAGAACATACGCAGCGGCATCAAGACAATCTCCCCAAAAATAACCAGCAAAATCTCTACCTTTAAGAACACCTTTATTGTTATAACGAAAACCAAAACTTGGATGTTCATCAGCTCTAAAAGGACTGGAAACAAGATTGCCAGTATCAATACAGTGCTGGATAACATAATCGCTTACACCTGAATATACGGAAAAAATTGTAACTTGACTAACTTTGGAAAATATAAAGTCTTTAGTAAGCGTACCATTATTAATAGTTCTTCTCATATTGTCATTGTCAATAGTAGTAAAATAAAAAGGCTGTGAACCGCCAATATAGCAATTCACAGCCTTACAGCCAAATTTATTTACTACTTATTTTTCGCCAATAATAGCAGCTTAGAACGGCAAATCATCAGCAGGATTAGTAGCAGCGGCGGGAGAAGCAGGCATAGGAGCTGCGCCATAACCGCCTACTGGAGCACCGGCAGGTACTTGCGGATTGTAAACACCGCCAGCAGCAGGAGCGCCTGGAATCGCAGGAGCAATCGGAGCTTTAGCAGTTTCACGATAAATCAAGCTTTCTTTAGTTGGGTCAACATGGAGAACTGGAGCTTTAGTTTGGTCGAAGATTTCAATAACACCTTCACCAACAAAACCGTTGAAACCGAAATCGCCAGCACCGTTACCACTTACAATAGGTTTCCAAGCATTCTTAACTTTAGTAAAGCGAAGCAGCTTCATCCAAAGAGGAATATAAGAACCAGCAGCAGTTTTGTAAACAGGCTTACCATTGTTTTCCATAATAGCAATGAAATTCTCAAACAGAACTCTCCAACCAGCCAGAACTTCTTCAGGTTCAACAGGAACATATTCCATTTGCTCGTTAAAGTCTTCGTAAGGAAGTTCAAGAGCATCAGCCATTTCTTCCGGCATAGGCTTACCTTTAAGAACAAATACATTCAGAATGTGTTTCAGATAATCAAAGACTTGATTAACTTTCCATTCATCGGCAGCGCCAGGAATAGTAAGAGCATTACTTTCAACAGGAGAGAAACGAAGAGTAACATACTTACGAGCAATTACATCTTTAGCATTACTTGCGAAAGTAAATACCAAACTTGGAACAGAAAGACCTGCAAAAGAAGCACGACCGCTATCTTCTTTCTCAGTAGCCCAAGCAAGTTCAACTGTTTCAAGATGACCTTTGAAAAGATGAGTAGCTTGGTCAATGTCACGTTCATCAAATTTAAGACGAGCAGTACCACGACTTTCGGAAAGACCACGACGACGTTTCTTAGGAGCTTCAGCGGTTGGTTGATTTCCTACTTTGTTTTCTTCAACAGCTGCATCAGCAGCAACATTTTCTACTTCGGCTGCTTGCGCATTAGCAGCCATTCTTGTAGTTGGCATAATTTAAACGTTTAAATGGTTAATAAAATAAAGACAAATAAAAAGGCGTACAATCAACAATAGTATCATGTACGCCTTTTATATTAGTTATCTAAATAACGGAGAATTATTCAGCAGCAGCTTCGTCGACAGCAGCTTCTTTCTTAGAAGCGTCTACATTGCGACCACGGGTCGGAGTTTCGTCTTTGTATTTACCAAGCATGGCAACCTTAACTTCAACGTTCTTGCAACCGTCATGGTAGATACCAGTACGAAGTTCAGTTACATCTACCTCGAAAGTACGATTAACAGTCTTAGCAGCTTCGCCCAAATCAGCTTTCAGTGTAGCCCAAACAGCAGCATCAGAGAAAGTCAGAGCTACGCCAGTACCGGACAAGTTGGAAGAATTGGCACATTTAGCACCAGAATACTTTTCAACTTCATCGGCATCAATAGTCTTAGCCAGCATTGCGATTTGTTGTTCTTCTGTAATTCCCTCGGCTTGCAGAGAAGCAGCAAAATCGGGGTCGCCATTCTGAATAGCACTTTCAAGGATAGCTGCAAAATTATTCTTAACATAAAGCAGTTTGTCGGCAATAGTCATGCGTTCTTTGCACATTACAGGATTACCCTTAGCGTCAAACAGTTGAACACCCTTAGCAATACCCCATTCGTCAAATTCAGCATGGATAGCGGCAACACCCTCAGGAGTATTAATATCAATACCGTTTTCTGCACACAAAGCAACAAGTTCCGGATTACGTTCCGCAATAGCCTTGTCAACTTCGGCAACAGTAGAGATAAACATTACATAGTCACCGTTAGCCAGACCTAAAGCACGAGATACAGGCGGAGTGATACGGAATGCACCAACTGTCGGATTAATAACTAATTCAGGTTCACTAACAACACCACGTTTAGCAACGTTAACTGCACCAAGACCAAAACTCAATTTACCATTTGCAAAAGTTTTCATAAGTTCTTTAATTTTAAAATGTTAAACAATATAATAAAAGAAAAGGTAATCAATAAATTAATCGACACTTTCAGCACTAATGTCGATAATATCCGCATCGTTAAGTTCACGACCACTAACAATCTTCAATTCAGAAGTTTCCATAACTCCGAAAAGAATATCCGAAGCAATATCACGAGCTGCATAAGTAAAAGCCCGATGTCCAATAAGAATACGAGCATATTTTTGATATGTATCTTTCGTGAACATACCTGCGGCTTGAGCTTCTAAATAAGAAAAATGCCCAATAGCGTGAACTTCTTTACCATTAACGATGCGGCAAAGGTCATACTCCGTAACAAAATCAATAGGCTTAGCCGGAATACGAGTTATAGGTATCTTCTTTTGAGCAATAATATTATTAGCATGTTTCTGATTAACAGCTACTTGATGATGTTCAGTAAGCTGATATTCACGATAAGTATTCCCATTAAAATCTTGATACCACTTAACGGGATAAACATATACATGTTCAGTATCAGCTTCTGCTTTCTTAGTAGCTTCATCAGCATTTATAGCTTTAATACAAAACTCTGGAAGAAGATTTTCAGCATAAACATTAAAGCCATCAGTATATTCATACTGAGGAGTATAATCTTTGATAAGTTCCCAAGTTACTCCTGCCCTTGACAATAATGCTTTAATAATATGAATATCAGTCCCAGTCTTACCATTAATAACATGAATATGTTCAATACATGTACTAAAAGGAAGACCTAAATCTTGTGCCCGCATAAGGATAGCAAGACCGTCATTGACAGACTTAACACCACCTTTTTCGCTTCTCATAATCTTAGTGATAAGCATTTCAGCGGCAGCTTGTTGCTTGGCATCAAAAAGATTAATAGAACTAAAACCACGAGCATGATTAACAGGAAGATTTTCATCTTTAGTTGCAGTAGGAACAACATCTGCAACTACTTCTTGTCGTTCATTCGTTTCTTTATTCTCCATTATTTCAAAGACCTAACTTTTTGTTCTTGATTACATTGACAAAGATAGATATTATCTTTAAACTAACAATCATCAGCAACGAAAAAATTTTGTTGATTATCATTTTTAACAATTTCGTGCATCGGGCTGTTTTTCTCCTTGTTTAGTTCTTTCTCCTCAATCGTGCCAGCAAGATACAACTTATAAAATACAGCCTTATCTGTATTAAAATGAATACCATTATAACGATAACGAAACTCGTCAATAGTATCGTTGAACGGGGTGGTGAAAATAACGGCGTCTACGCTGCATTCCAGCCCAGTATAGGAACGATTTTTCATACTCAATACATATAATAAGGTGGACTTCTGAAAGTCGCTTAAATCGCACGAATTGGCGTCAAGATTAAAACGCTCGACATTAAGATTAGAAAGAGCTTGAGCTTTATAAAGACGAATTTCACCTTTATTGTTTCCAGATTTATAACGTACATAATCACCAGTTCTTTCGTCAATAATAGCTTTAGGAGCAGCAGCATCATGATAATCACCACAAGCAATACCATTCTCAAGAAGACATTCAGTTATAGCAGCAGCAAATTCACCACGCTTAGAAACAATAAGAACTTTCTTACCTTTAAGCTGATTATTAAGCAAATCTAAAATAGCATCAAATTTACTATAATTATCGGTAAGAAGATTCTTTCGTTCTCGCATGATATTATAAGCTGTATTAGCTCGTTCTTCAAGAGAAGTAGGATTAAAATAGGAATCAACTTCTTTATCAAAAGGATTATTTGGGTCGAGTTTATCACTCCAACCATTATAAGCAGCAATACCAAGACGAACTTGTTCAGCACTTTCTCCAGTATATTTGTTACCATTACGAGCAAACTCCATAGTTTCAAAACTACCAAAGATATTAATACAGCCAGTAATATAATCAGTATATTCCTCATACTTCTCTTTATCACCAGCTTTAGTAAAACCAAGCATAATACGATGTTCCTCTACAGGGGAGATAACAGATGTAATGTCTGTAATCTTAGCACTATTCATTGGCGGAAAAAGCTTATAAATTTCAGCTTTATCAGCAGCAGAATATTTATCATTGCCAATAGCGTTATTCATAATAAATAAACCATACTTTGTCCGAGAAGCAACAGCACGAACTCCAGCAACAGTTTTAAGATTTACATAAATAGCAATATTGTAACGATAGTTAACATCATGTCGAATATAATCGGCACTTAAAGCAGTATAATTAGTGGTAGGAATATTATTTTTGTTAAGAGTATTAACTACCGCAGAACGAGTAGCATAACAATCAACAATAATAATAATTTTAGTAGCAGGATTTTTAGCAATACTCCTTTGACAAATTTCAAGACAAAGAAGAGTTATGTCCTCATCAAGAGTATAAATATAAGTTCCATTGGCATTAAATTCACTAACCCAACGAGTAGCAATATCGTAATAGTTATTAGGTATCTTCATAGTCATCTTCATCAAAGAGAGAATTATACATTCCAGCTTTTTTCTTAATCTTAGTCTTACCTTTTCCTTTAGGAGATATACCAAGCTTTACAGGATTGATAATCTTATACGCTTCATCATAATAATATTTATAATTAATATCACGAAGAGCAATATCAACATCATCAAGGCTGTTACAAACTTTAACTTGAACTCCAGCAGCCATACGTTGACGAGCACCGCTAATATTATGAACTTTCTCAATCATATATCCATTATTAGCTACATAAAAACGAACATAACGTTGAGAAACGTGAACGGTATATTTACCATCAACAACTTTGGTTTCTTCAACATGGAACTGTTTCCCAATGTTTTGGCTCATACAGAAGTCAAGAATATTAGTTGCAGCTTTAAGTGTATCCATGACAGGAACATGATTGATAAAGTAATCATAAACAGCTTTACTAACAATAGGCATACTATAACCTTTTTGAAGGTCATTAAGATACATGAGAGGATTAAACGTTCCTTTAAGTTCATCTTCGAGTTTAAGTTCGCCAGTTTTCTTATCTTTAACTCGGAATTGAGCAATATAATTATTCACATCACGAGCTATAAGACAATGAAGAACATCACTATCAGCACTCATACCAGTTCTTTTTTGCCAATCTTTAGAAATAGCATTAAAAGTTTCTATTTGGTCTTCATAAACCTTAACCATAATACCATCAGTATTAGCAGAAATAATACGAATACCATTAGCTTCAAGTTCTTCACAAAGCATAAGCATCATTAATTGACCATTTATAGTAACTTGAAGAGTTGCAAGACGGTCGTATAGAGGGCCGTTTTCAAAACCAAATTTACCATAAATAGAATTAATAACTATCTTAAGAACAAGTGCAAGAACATCACGAGGAATACCGTCTACAATAGCTTCATCAGAATGCTTAACTGTAACACGAGTATCTTTCATCCATTGAATAAGATTACGAAAAGCACTTTTAACCATGTGAGCTGGAGCAACTCCATAATAAGCCATGATTGAAGGATAATATGAAGCAATATCGAAATGAAGAATTGTATAAAGACGTGAATCTACGGGTTTATCAATTATCTCCCCCGTAGAGGAACGATAAACTCCATTCCATTCAGTAGTACTCCATATTTCCATAGGAATATCTTTACTATGAAGACCGCCCGTAGCCAAATTATAAACTGTTTTGCCAATAACAATCTCTTCTTGAAGAGAATCTTTATTAACTCGATAAACAACAGTCTTTCTAAGTTTAGCAAGTAATTCTTGAAGTTGAGGATTTTTAAATCTAACACAATCAAAAATAATCTTACCAATACTCATGGCTTTACGTTCGGTTCTTCCGTCTTTCCAACGGTCATAAGGAATACCACTAAATTTAGTATAGAATTTCTGAAAAAGAACATCAGCCATATTACTACGGCTACTATTAAGCACATCTACTTCGTAACTTGCGCTAACAGCATAACGAGATTTAATTTCATCAGGTTTAAGACGAACTATTTCAGCAACAATAAAAACATCGTTAAGATTGTAATGAAGCATATCAGGAATATATTCATCAAGAATATACCTATCCCACTTATCAATAGTGTTATTAAGTTCTTCAAGACTATATCCTTTGTATTTTACATCTTTACGATAATATTCTGCTTCTTTCTCATTTATAGGCGGAAGTTCATATTCAAGAAGTTCATACCATTGAAGATTAATAGAAGTTTGTTTAAGACCTTTAGGAATATATTTCTTTTCTCCTGTTTGACTATCGTTGTATGAACCAGCTTTGTTAAGAGCAAAGATTTTCATAACATCAACTCCAACAAAAGGAAGTTTAAACTTATTAAGACTACGAAGAAAGAAATCATTTTTACCAGCTTCCTTATCATTCTGAAGTTCAATAATACGTTTACTTGTTTGGAAAAGTTTAGTTATAAGTTCTTTGGTAGTATCAAACTGATTAAAATACATAAGAAAAGCAGCAACCATAAGATTGTCATAACTTTTACTATTGTATCCATATAAGTCTGTACGAGCAGGAATACCATTACTGTCAACAGCAAATTTATAAATATAATCAACCATACTAAATAGTTGACTGTCATCAGTAGCAGTAATGTAAAACTTTTTGTTTTTAATTCTACTAAGTCTATCTTTAATAGCTCCAACACTTAGTTTCTGAATAAGAGGAATTTTCTTTCCTTTATCATTAACACAATCTTCAAAAGCTTTAAGATAGTCAGCCAAATCAACAAAAGTAATAGAAAAGAAATTAGGAAGTACTTCGACATCGAAACATTCTATTCGGAGCATAACGTTAAGTTCTCATATATCTATATTTGTTAAAATGTTGAATAGCTTTAGCAAGTTTGCTTTTTACAGCTTTAATATGCTCGGCATCACCAAGTTTGGTTAAATTAAGAGGAATATAAAGAATATGATAACCATTAGAATAAAAACTTTTAAAAGTACTATTTCCCGGAAGAACAGTATTCCAAGCACGTCCAAAGATTATCATAAACTTATATTTAATAGGAGCAAGTTCTCGACACATAATTCGATTACAATGAATATTAGCATCTTTAGTAACGTTATAAGACGGATAACGAGGACACTTAATATCATAAGTAACATAACATTGTTCAAGCAGTTCGTAATTAGTTATATCAAGCCACATAGCTTTTAATATACCAATGAATCTATCTCTATTTTCCTTGCCATAAGCACGAGGAATAACAAGAACAGTATCAGAAGTAATACAACCAATTCCTACTTCAATATTACGACCAGCATTGAATAACCGATTAGGACAAGAAGCACAATAAGCACATGTATCAACAGTCATATAGAAAATCATTCTTCTATCATAACATATCTATCATAGTAATAACCTCTAAACATTGGAGAATGAACAAGAACAACATCATCGCTTTCAATAATATCGTAATTAAAATGTTCATCGCAATACATCATCCAAGAATATTCAGTTTCTTCTAATAGAGCAACAATAAAAAGATTAAGTACAATTGTATAACCAACAATAATACCTTTATCACCACGATTGGTAATACAATTTTTGCCTATATATTTGCCAAAATTAGAGATTTTATCTAAATGAACTTTCTTTTTAGCCATAGTTTAAAACTAAGAAATCAGAAGCACGAGAACAAGCAACATAAAGACGTCGAAGTAAATCATCAGCATTTGTATAAGGATGTCCATTCTTATCAAATACCATATCATTTATATCAACAAAAACGTTTTTATATGTACTGCCTTGCAAATTAAATCTTATATCTTTCAATATAAGCCAGACTATATCTTAAACTATACTTTTAATAAAATCGTATTCTCCTGCACTACAAGAAACTTTTGTTTTAAGTTGTTTAGCAACATTACCAGCAGCATATTTACTTCCAACCAAATCATTTATTTCAAATAAATATTCAATTTTAGTAATAAGTTTACCGCATTTAAAACAAAAAATAGGTTTATCAAGTTTTCTTGCAGCAGGATTTTTAGTTCCTTTTTTAGAAAGACTTTTTTTCGGTTGTTTACCAAAAGTTCGACCTTTAAGAGATTTAGATATTTTATCATTAATCCTCTTTATTTCTTCTTTTGATTTACAACTATAAGTATAACCACCATCACCGCCATCCGTTTCATTAAGAAGATTTGGATTAATTTCTCTATATTTCTTAATATAAAAAGACTCATAAAAATTAGAAAGATTAAAACCATTAGAAGGAATAACTTCTTTAAGAAGTATAACTTCAAGTTTTTTAGGAAGAAGTTCTTCAATATAACGAAAAAGTTTAGTATAATTTCGTTTTCCTCGTAGAACTTCATTATATTTCCAATAATGAGCTTTAAGACGATTTTCAATACTATTAGTAGTTTTACCTACATATACAACCTGTTTCGTATCAGGATGCACAAGTCCATAAATATTTGTTTTCATATTAATAATTGATTAATTAATTTAGAAACAAATATAATAAATTTATGTATAGTTTCTCTCCGTTTCCTACAAATTTTATGATTTGTAGTACTCCCTTTCGGGATAGTCGTTGAGCCTTACTGTTATCTTGATTCGCATCAAAATGAGCAGTCTTGGTTGCTGATTGTCATATATTAATAACTTTTCAAGCATTCACACTTAGATTTTCATCTTATGTTGTAGCGTTATTAACTTCACGAGTTTCCAGCAGTTAGAAGAGTTTTACAAGACCCAAGTTAAGCCTTATGTGACGTAAGGGCAAATCCATAGTCAATATCTCGTGTAAACATAATACGTCCAAGAGTATCTCGAACATCACAAAGAAGAAGATATTTACGCTTAAATTCAAAATACTTTTTCCATTTGGAACTTCTATCATAAGATTGAGCAGCTTTAGCAGTTTCAATAAGATAGTTTAGTTCTTGGCAATAAGTATTAAAAGTGTAAGCATCTCTATGGTCTATAACAAACAAAGGTTTAGTAATTCCACCGCCATGAATAGCTTGAAACTTAACCATAAAACCTTTAAAGCCGTAATCTTGGTCAACAAAATTAAGAATATCACGAATAATATAATCTTCGCTATTATTAATAATAATATCATTGAACTCGTCAACTATTGTAGTATAACTCATAATCAAATCATTATTGTTAAGAATAGACCTGTCAGCATTTTTAATCGTAACATTTCTAATATGATTATTCCAACCAGTAACAGCTTTGTTTGTATAAGCAACAAGACGATATAAGTCTACATTCTTTTCAAAATCTTTATCAACGAAACCACGATTAATAAGTTGTTTAAATTCAGCATTACCAACAACTATATAACCTTTTCCGTTAACAACATCCTTACGATGATTACAAATATAAGAAAGAAAATTATAACTTCTATTCTTAATATCTATACGAAGAATGTCAAGAAGCTCTCGAATAGGATTAGTATCTTCTTGTCGAACAATTTCAGTAAGACGATTGATTTTACTCGCTACTTTAAAAGCATAAGAAACAGTTTCTTTAACAGGAGCAAGCTGGCTATCGTCACCAATAAAAATAACCTTAATTTCTTGTTTTCTACAATAAGCAAGTATATAATTAACAAGAGCACGATTAAGCATCGAACTTTCATCAATTATAAGAACTCGTGTAGTATCGCCATTAAACTTAACACTACCAACAGGTTTGAAAGCTGGATTGTTTGGGTCAAAATCTTCAATGTCAACATCAAGACGAAAACCAAATAGTTTTTGAATAGTATCAACTTTCATTTTAGTAGCATTAGCAAGAACACGACAAGCTTTATGTGTAGGCGCAGCGCAGATAATCATAGACCTTGTATAACGACAATGTTCAATAACATATTTCATAACAAAAGTCTTACCAACACCACCAGCTCCACATAAAGCTTGTACATTACTACCTTTAGAAAACGGAGAAGCGATAAAATCAATAAGAGCATCAACAGCCTTTTGTTGCCCTTTATTAAGAGTAACAGTTTCTTGATTTCTTTTACTTGGGACAAACTCCATTATCTGTATTTACTTCTTTTTCTTTATTAATATATTCTTCATATTCTTTATAAGCATCAGATATTTCTCTTACATCAGAAGGATTGTAACGAACAATAACATGAAAACGAATAATGCCAAGAGTATCCTTAATCAAATTACCTCGTACAATAAGACCATCAGCAATAGCAGAATAGAATTTCTTATTCATACTAATTCGACTTTCTTTATCTCGAATAATCTTAATACGATGTCCATATTTATCTTTACCACGAAAATAAACAGTTTTACGTTTAAACGTTTTATGACTGTCAGGGTCAAAGAAATAAGAACCATTAAGCCCAAGATAAGGATTGTTGATATAGCATTTAAGAACTCCATCAACAGTAATAACTTTACCTGTTACATCTCTTGCTATTACATCATCTTTCTTAACAGGAGAACGCTTTTTAGGTTGAAGCGCAGATAAAGAGAAATTAAACTTAACCATGACTTTAACGTTTACGAGTCATAATCTTGTTTACTTTAGCAGCAAGAATGTCTTTAGGTTTGTGCTTGATATTTATATCAGCAGCGGCATCAGCATCATCTTTCTTTTCTCCTTTACGGGGTGGGACATTATCTTTATAGATTTTCTTATACCCGCAATAATTGCAAAGAAAATCCAGTTTGCCGTTAGTACTGTTACCAAGAGGAATACCATTAGCAACAACAATAACTTTGACATTAGTATCAATGCTGATACCAGACATTCTTTTAAGAACGTTAACAACTCCAACTTCGTCGTATTTTCCCATAACTTTACATTGGTTAAATTAAACATATATAAATAATAAATAAGCCGCAATTACGGCAATAATAATCCAAATACTTTGAGTGTCATATTTGTTATGAAATACATATTCGTTTACAAGACAAATATTAAGACAAACAAGAATAACAATAATATCAGTAACAATATTCATAGTATCACGATTTAACTCCCCCGTAGAGGATGCAAACAACATCAAGTCATCTTATCTGCAAGCAGAACGGCAATGGCAGTAGTAGACCAAATAATAGCTACAAGAACAATAATAATTATAATTGCAGCTTTAATCCAGAACTTTACTTGCCACCTCATACTTTACGAACGTCAAAAGAAATAATAGTAGATTCTTCTTCAACAGAATAAGTAGACTTAACAAGGTCAATAGGAACAGCAGCACCTTTAATATGATTGTTAACAAAATAGCGAGTAGCAGCTTTTTGGCAATTTTCTTCTGTTTTACCAAGAACAATAATAACAACACTTGCATCGTTCGTAGAGGAATATAGTTTCATCATAATATTAAAAATTTAAAGATTCAACAAGAGAAGGAAAATCACAATCAATTTTAGTAAGATGATAATTATCAAATCTATCTTTCATTCTAACGTTAATACTATTAGCTGTACATTTAATACATTTAATAGCCTTAACATAAAAAGAATTATTATCGACAATTTTATAAGCATCATCAGGAGTAAAAGCACAGAGATAATAAATATAAGCAAGAATAATCTTAATTCCATTTATTAAAGCATTCTCTTTAGTAATATAATAAACACCATTAACTACTATATTTTCAATTTCTTTATCTCCTGAAATATGAATAACAAGATTATAATAATTATTTCTTTTATCAGCATGACACCAAATACCAAAATTACCATGAAAGAAAGCCATAACTTTCTCTATGTCATTGGTGTTATCTTCCATAAGAGCATTAAGCATAATATTAATCTTAATGTCTTTCTTACAATCAGTACTAAATCCAAACATAACTTTGTATTATATAATAAGAAAACAACGCATTTACAGCCTCGCCATGCGACTTTTATTCGAGAACGATAGATTAATCATTTCGATATAGAAAATCGCATGACAGGCAAAAGAAGCTTATCTACGAATGTGTGGCGGTCTATTTAAGAAGTCCTGCGGAACTTGCGTCAAGACAAGACTGGGAGCAACACGAACACGATAAATAGGAGTAGAAGTACCTTTAGCAACGTTTCTATCTTCAATAATACCAAAACGTTTTTCTGTAATAACCCAAACAACATCACCAACTTTATATTGACAAATATCATTTATAAAGTCTTCTCTAACATCAGCATCAATAATTTCTTCAATATTATCCATAGTTATTCAGATTTTTGTTCAAGAGCTTCAATAAGACTTTTGTTATGTTTAATAATTTCAGCATTATTTTCATTAACATCTTGAGCAGTAGCAACAATTTTAATCATAAGGTCATGGTTTTCTTTTTGACATTTATCAAGAAAATTAACACGGCTATACAAAACATCGCAATAATCACGAAGTTTATTAGTTCTACGCCACAGCGCATTAATGGAAATGATAGCTGCTATCAGCCATAATGACAAAAGCATTATTACCGTCAATAATAATTTGGGATTTAAAATAGTTTGTTCCATAAGTATATTTATTAAGTGAATAATAATTAGCAATAACAAAAAAGCCAGCACTATTCTCACGAACGGTGCTGGCACTATGACAAAACAGATTTGTAAACATAGGTTCACATTCAACACAAGTAGCATTGTTATAACTAACCTTTTAAACTCTAAGACAATGAACTAAATAAAGATTAACAAGAACCTATTTAGCTGCAATCACCCCCCGTAGAGGATGGAAAGCTTCATTGTTTCGGCTTCAATTCGCCATCATCAGTTAGAGAAAGAATAATAGCACTATTCTCACGAACCGTACCATTGTCAAGACAAATAATTAAGTTTAATAAAACAGATAACTAAAATTGCAGACGCTTCTGCACTATGACAAACATTAATAAAAACAAACACTATCTAACTAAATGCACAAAATAAATAGAACTATTGCTATTCTCACGAACTGCAATAGTAAGTCAATCATTTAGAAATTAAGTTTTACGAGCATTACTATTCTCACGAACAATAAGGCAACAAATCCATGTAGAAATATATGTACGAACAGATTGTCATTTATTGGCTCTACGAGCAAGTTCTTTTTCCAAATCTTCTTTAGAAATACCGGAAAGGTCAACAGTTGTATTGGTTCTTTCTTTATTTTCTTCAATAGCATTAAATCTGTCCCAATAAATATTATCAAGAACTTTCAAATCATCTTCAACAATATGATTGATATTGTCGTTCCAGTTCTTGATAAGTTTACGATAGATATTGAAAGCATCGAGAAGATTTTTAAGAGAACCGAGTTCAATATCTCTGGCAAAATCAATAATTTCATGAATAGCAAGAACTCGTTCAAGAACATCGAAATGTTTACCTTTATCAAAGATAAGTTTTCTTTGCTCGGCAAGAGTAGTTTCTTTGAAAGATTTAGCAAGTTCAAGACAATCAGCAGCTTTATCATTAAGTTTATTGATAAGCTCTTGACGTTTCTTTTCAGCATCTTCTTTATCACAATTATCACAATCACCATTGCAGCCAATCATTTCACAAGCAATAGCAAAAGCAAGTTTCTTAGCATCTTCTTCTTTTTTCATAATAATATAATTTTTAATTTAATCATAAAAACCAAAATCGTTACTATAAGGAGTATCATCTGGCATAATTCCATTATATTCAGAACTGTTATCTAAATCAGTATTAACAAGTTCAGCATCAATAGTAACACCAGCGACATTATTATCTTCTTTTTGAGGTGGAATATAAACTATTTCCATATATAGAAGCAATTAGAGTACTGCCCCGATAAAGAATAACATTATCAAATTTAGAATGAAATAAAGCAGGTTATTTATCTTGTGTTATCCTCTACGGGGCAGGTGAACAAACTATTCGTTATTATTGATATTATCAAGAACGTCTTCTCCGTGAATATCGTTGTCAACAAAGAAGTTTTCAAGAACAACGCCAGCATCACGAGCAATATCTTCAAAACTCTTAGCGAAAGAACGGATAAAGAAACTCTCAGTATAAAGAAATTCTTTATTAAGACCATTTTCTTTAAGCTGGAACTTATTCCAAAGGAAATTCACATAGCATTTGCTATCTTGTTTAACAAGACCGCTTTCTTTTGCAGCTGCGATAATATTCTTGGCAGTATGTCGACGAATATCACAATTGAAATTAAGAAAAGCAGCAATTTTAGCAGTGCTTTCGGGAACACCTTTAGGAATAACAGTTTTTCTGTCTTGTTTGTTACTTGGTTGATTAACAGGAGCAGCAGCTGTAACAACAGCAGCTTCATTGGTAGGAACATTTTCCATAACAGTAAGTTTTAAAAGATTAATATTAATATTATTGGTTTTATTATCATGGCGACAAATATAGAAACTATATTTATACGACCAAAACAATATAGGAAATTATTTATCAAATTGTTACCAATATTGGTAATAGTATTAGCGACAATGATACAAAGGCTTAGTATCAGTAGAATAAATCTTATTCGTAGCAAAACTACAAAAATTATAATAACAAGGATAAATATAACAATGTTAATCATAATCTTATAGCGAATGCTATTAATGAAGATAATAAAACTGATAAAGCTAATCTTATTGAAGCTAATAATAAGGCTCGATGAGGCTTTTATTGAGGCTAAGCCTAATCAAGATGAACGTAATGAAGCTAATAAAGCTATATTTAATGCCGATAAGCAAGCTGATAGAGCTACAAATGTAGATGCGTCTGATAAATATAAAGCGGTTGCTGGTCAAGCTAAAGCTAAACTTGCGAATAGACGAGCTGATAGAGCTACAAAAGCGGATACGAGAAAAGGTGAGAGAAAGGCTAAACAAAAGGCTAAGAAAGGGAAGATTAGACAAGCTAAATATGGGAATAAGAATAAGAGTGATAATAAAGATGATAATAAAGGTAGAGGGGAGAATAACTTTAGGTTATGGGAGATAACTAAAAGTTATAAGGCGGTGAAATGGGAAGTACAGCCAGACCACCAGCCTCATCCTTATTCTCTTTTCTATTCTTATTTACATTCTTATTCTTATTATCACTCCAATCTTCTTCATTATTTCCATATATACCTACTCTCGCAAGCTCTCTACGAGAACTTCCTCGATTAAGCACCATATTATTAGCTTTATCTTTAGTCCGCATGGTATGAGCCATATCTCGATAGAGATTTGGCGAAAGGGAAGGGGGGACATATAAGGGGGGATAGGAAAGCGCGCGTACGCACGTACATTATATAAAATAGAGATTCTACTACTAAAGCTCAATAAAGTTCATCAGGAGCATCATTATTAACACCTCTAAGCTCAATCATTCTCCCATTAGCATCTCTTCTAAACACTATTCTATCACTCTTATCCTTACCTTTACCCGCAGCATCAACATTAACTATATGATTAGCATTAGCATTAGCTGCACTATCGGCATCATCATCAAGCTTATGAACAGTTTTAGCACTCCAAATATAATCTTCAATATCAATTATTCTTCCAGCAGTAACAAGCTTAATAATATCATCAGCAGCTTGAGCAATAGCAATATGACCATAAACAGCATTGGCGATTACATCCGCAACAGCATATTGAAGAGCTTTATATCTTTTAGCAAGAGCTTCCTCAACAGCAAGACTACGTTTAATAGCAGCTTCTTTATCAGTCTTAGGCTGAACATCTTGACGAGGAGTATTAATAACAGTATCAATAACTTTAGCAACAGCATCTGTGTCTGCATTAGCAGCAAGAGCTTTATTAAGAATATCTTTCATATTATATAATTTTTACTAAGTACAACTTTACCATTAACAAAATCAGGATGTGTATTATCACCATAATATCTTTTATAATCAGCAACAAAATCTTCATATCGACCATAAAACAAAGCATTATGATTAATAATATATACATTCTTTTTATCAGTACGAGCTATAATTCTATTTTGACAAGCAAATTCAATAGCTGATGTAAGACTTCTAAGACTACATTCTTTATCTTTAGAAAGCTCTTTAAGATTAATAACAATAACATTACTACCCCAAACAAGATTACGAGCAATACTCACAAGCAGATATGTTTGAATAGGTGTAGCTTTTTCAAGAGCATTAAGATAAGCATCACCAACTCGTTTAAATATAACATTACCAGGAGATTCTTTAATTAAGTTAATAGTAGCATTACTAACACCATAACGATAATAAGTATCAGTATGAATATTATTCTTATTAACAAAACTAAATGGAGTAATAACAACTTTCTTTGCAACAGCAATAACATTATTGGTATAATCTTCAATTACTTTAACAGCAGCAGCAAATTGACTTTCTGTAATATCATTATGAGCTTTAGCAGCATTAATATCTTTAACAACTTTTGCTAAGATTTTCTTATTCAGATTAACTGTCGGCATTATAACATGTTTTTGATTAATAATCGACAAATATAATCATTATTGGAAATTTCCGTGCAGTAGTGCAGGAAAAACAGCATATTTGCATGCGCATGTGCAGCAAAATGTGCTGGTTCAACGACATCAGTAAGTTTATGGGTATATGAAAATCAAGCAGTTACGAAGTGTCAGTAGGTCTATTATAGATATATGATATATACATTATACGTCGATTGGCAATAACAGCATGAACATGCTTATCAGATTGAGCACAAACGACATCTTGACGAGCATGAAAAAGCTTATCAGATAGGTCACAATCGTTTGCCAAGATATTTAGCTGCTGATGAATGAGAGTTTCCAGCCTGTATAGCTTGCCCATGCCCACGAGGAGCACGAGCAAAGCTATTTACTGTATTTCTTTTCTGCAAACTTCCATAACATAAGAAGCAACAAAGAAAATAGCCGAAATAATAAAAGCGATAATAATCTGCATAAGGTTTAATATTGGCAGATTTTCGGCAAGAAATACAAGCAAACCAAGACCACAAACAACAAAGATAATAGCAAGAATATAACAAACTGCTTTGCGAATAGTATTCATAAGAATAAAAGTAAAAAGGTAAATAATAAAAAGGGGGAGCGAACTCCCCCAATTACATTAAAATGGATTTTCACTACTGGAAGCAATCGAAGCAAGTAACGAAGCCCGTTGCGCTTTGGCAGCTTTAGCGGCTTTGATTTCGTCAAGCATCATTTTGCGCAGCTCGATAGCCATAGCTCGGTATTCCTCTAATAACATGGCGTCGGTAGGCTCGTAAACTTCGATAACATGATAAATATATCTATCATAGTCTTTGACGCCGTATTCATTGGCGTTACGAGTAAACGGATTAGAAGCAACAGCACCAGCAGGTACAAACTCCGCTAATATCTGTATTTCCATTCCGCAGAAAAACGGCTCTGGCATTCCCGCAGCGATTGCGTTTTCCACCATAGCAACAAAGCGTCCGTAGAACGGATGCCTGCGCATCAATGCCGTAAGTTGATATTCGGACACTTGCAGCGACTGCGTAAAGCCTATTTGTCGGCTTCCGTCTTTCTGTGAAATACTTGCTTTCACTGGCTTGTTGAGCAACAACATTAAGTTATTATACTCATGTCCATTTTCGGCAACACGTTCAGAAGTATTAATACCATTAATAGTAACACGAACTACAAAGTTTGCGTCGTTTGCTTTCATTTCGGCAATGATTTGTTCACGTGTTTTTGCACCCGTAGTATTACTACCACCGTTTTCAGCTTCTTCGGCTGCTTTTCTTGCTTCTTCTGCTGCTTTCTTTGCAGCTTCTTCGGCTTGTTTGGCCGCAATTTCTTTTGCATTCATAAGACAAAATAGATTTGTTAAATTAAGCCCTCTAATATTGGCAAACGCAGTGAGGACTGATAGCCTGCGCTTGTCGACAACAAATCTTTTGTTCGTTGTCGAGATATTTAGATGCTGATGAATGAGAACTCGGAGCTTAGGAGTTTCGTTAGTTGTAGTAAAAACTTCTCGAAAAATATAATCAACAAATCTATCAAGAATAATATAGTCCCAATAAACAATGACGGGGGTGTCAAGTCGAAGCGCAAGCACCGGGGGTTCATACCCAGTACCTTCGCTGTCACACTCACTTACATAAAATTTAGTCTATTCATTAAGACCGCCTTTCTTATTAACAGCCTTACAAATATCATCTTTATTATTCCTATTAACATCGTCACACTCTCTCATATAAAAATTTAGCCTATTACAAAGAAGTTCATTCTCATTAACTTTCTTACCAATATTAAGAAGCCTATTATTTTCTCATCTTCTTTTGTATCTCTTTTAACTTCTGTAACTTAATCATATCTTGCATCTTATTAAACTCTCTTTACTTTATCAGCTTTATTAGCCTCATCATCTCGTCAATTCTTATCTTTAACACAATAAAAAACGCCAGCCTTATCAAGACCAGCGTTACTATCATTTATCAATCTTTCTAAAATTAAACTTTATCTTTTTACCGTTATTATCTCTTATAACAGGTTTGGAAACAGGTTTAGGAGTAACATCAATAGGTTCTTCTTCGGCTTTAAATTGAGCTTTATTAATCTTAATCTTTTTAAGAGCACTATCTTTATTTTTATAAACACTATAATGATAGTCTTTACCAACCTTTCTTCCAATAACAAAAGTATTACACATTATACGACCATTAACAGAAACTTGTTCAGTTCCGCCAATATAAGTATCATAAACTTCAATAAAACGTTCTATACTACCTTTAAATATATAAAGAGGATTAACACAATAAAGACCATTATATTCAATACGATTTATAATATTAAGATTAGTAAGATGAGCAATAGCAGGATAAAATTCTCTTGGATAAACTTTAATACGATTAAGTCTACCAGCAAGTATTTCAGGAGAAAGAGGAACAACATTAGATTGATAACGAATAGTTTTAGAAATATAAGCAATCATAGCACGCTCTATAACATTAAAATCAACCATATAACTCATAATATCGTGATTAATAAGAAGATGATTATGAAGAACACTACGTTTTTTAATAATATCATAATTGCCAGCAGTAGCAACAAGATATTCTCCAGTAGCATTAGAGGCAATTTTGTTAGGCATAGGAAGAATAATAGAAGGATTACTCTCATCCTCAAAGAGAGCATGTTCGAGAACAGCTCTATTAGCTTTAAAATACTCCATATTATAGTACATTTTTTGTACTAAAGTTAGCGAAAAATAGGCAACTTTAGTACAATAGTTGTGTACTATTTTTTAAACATAAATAGCTGATTATTAAGTATTTATATTTTTCTCTTATTATATATAATATATAGTATATATACATATAATCAATAACCGGAGCATGTTCGTAAGCATTATTTTTATATTATATAATGTAGTTATCACGATATAGACGTTTCTGCCAATCTTGACGTTATTGATGATATTGCCGCACTCACACCCCGTAGAGGATTGAACTACGAGTTGGTCTTGATATTAAAGCTGCTATTGTTTCTAATGCTATTAAAACTATTAAAGCTCTTATTATTCCTGTTATTAAAGCTGCGTTAAGCATTGCATAGCTGAATCCTTTACGGGGGGTGAATGTGCCTGTATCTGCTATTTCGTTTCTTGTTCCTGTTATTGTTATATCTTTTGCTCTTATTATTGATAATAAAGCTGCTTAGTATGTGCGCTTACTGGAGCGATTTCGAGTATAGGAGAACGGGCTGATAACAGCCTGCTACGCTTTCAGATTTGCCCGTTACGGCACGATAATTTGAAAAATAAGCTATCCTATTATTTTGATAGAGAATCGCTTGGCGAGGCTGGAAATAGGCTTAGAAAAAATTGTTAAAAATAGTTTAATAAATTGGCTCTTATTAAAGATAATGTTTATACTTGCAGAAACAAAATAAGTATGGATAATATTGTTGATAAGATTAAGGCTGTTAGACGAGATGAATATAAAGCCGACTATGTTCCCGGTTCTCGTAATAATAAAAAGCCTGTTAATAAGAAAAGTAAAATGAAAGTCGGTGACGCTGGTATTGATTGTTTAACTAAATAAATTATTTATGATACGAATTAAAAGCGATTTAAAACCGTATGCTATTGAAGTTCCTACTGCTATTTCTGAAATTGATGAAAGATACTTTAAGGCTCTTCTTAACGATGTAAAGATACCTAATAATTATGCTGTTATTGCTATCTGTTACAAAGATAGACTTTTCAGTATTCTTTCTGATTTCAAGAACGGTAACAATGGAACTAAAGAAGTTATTCCTCTTATTGCTAAAATTCAAGACAATGAATCTAAAGTTCCGTTTGCTGTTGCTGACATTGCTATTGTTGATGCTTCTTCTATTGAACGCGGAACTCATTTAGCACTTCGCAATAATGCTATTTGTTTTGGTGCTATTTGCGAATATTGTCTTAGCGATAGTGAACTTTCTAAAGCTATTATGAATGGTTCTTTCTTTAATGGCGGAAAATCTCTTGGTGCGCATGAAGCTAAAATGGCTGCTCCTGATGTTTTCTTTGTTGAATTTAAGATTGTTCCTCTTTGCGATATTAAGGCTTCTTATTCACAAGATGCTAATATTGCTTGTACTAAAGTTGAACACGACAAGAATAATCTTAATTAAACCTTTTTCCTGCGTTTAAATAAATCCCAAGCCGCTAACAGATATTGTTTTTGATATTCTTGTTGGCGGCTTTATTTTTTTTTATCTCACTAAAGTTAATAATATGATTGAAGAAAAACTTGATAATATTCTTGACGGAGTTGATTTAGGTGAGGATTATGTTTTAGTTTATAAAGATTACGAGAACGTTCTTAAAGATATTGATTTTGCCAATGATGAAGAAAGACTTCTTACTCGTGCTATTATTAAAAATTTAGAGCATGAAGCATCTAAACAATTTCTTAAAGAATTAGCTGTTGATATTCCTTATATTGGAGTTGCACAACGTAATCTTCTTCGTAAAAGTATTGTTGCTTCTTACCATGAACTAAAAGAAGCTCGTGAAACTCTTCCCGAAGAAGAATATAAAGAGTTTCGTGACAATCTTATTAAACAGAAGAAATTTGAGATTAATAATACCGAACTTCAACGTCGTATTGAAAAAGAAAATAGAAACAAGAATTATAAACTTTGGGTTAAGCTTGCTAAAAAGCATGGAGTGTCTTATGCTAATTTTTATATTTATCTTCATAAAGACCTTCATGTTGTAGAGTTTAATCAAGAACTTAATGATGCTTATGTCGAAGCCTATTCTGATTGACCAGTTGCTTACTATTGATAAGACAGGAATGCCTGCTGCTCCAAGCATTACTCAACTTCTTGATAAAGATGTACGTCTTCTTTTTGTTAGAGATACTTCTAAGAATAAAGAAATGTATATTAAAGAAGTTGGTGTTATTTATTATCTTGCTGACCCTAAAGGCCCTTGTCTTAGTCAAGGTCTTAGCCGTAGTGAAGCTCTTCAACGTGCTCGTGAAAATTTTGACCTTCCTACTACTTATACACCTGACCTTTTAGTTGAGAAGCTTATTAAGCGTTATCATTCCCAACGATGTGGTATTGCTGGCGAAGCTGTTGAATCTCTTCAAAAAGCTATTCGTAATATCACTGTTTCGTCCAATATAATTAATGAACAGCTTAACGATAAACTTCAAAGTGGATTATCTGCCGAAGATGCTGGTATATTTATTGATTATATGGATAAGATAAATAAACGTATAACTGATTTGCCGAATCTTATTGCTGCTCTTAAGAAAGCAGAAGAAGAAGCGGCTTACGAAGAAGAAACAAGAACTGCTCGTGGTGGTGTTAAAATTGTATCTTCGATGGTGGACGAGGACTAATGCTATGGATATTGATAAACGATACAATGGAATTAAGCTTATATTTCATGAAGAGGAACACAAATATAACGATACTCTTGGTAATGATTATATAAGTACTACTACTATTCTTCATCTTTATAAACCTGAGTTTGATAAAGCTTATTGGCTTCGCCGTAAATCTAAAGAACTTGGTATTAGTGAAGCTAAGCTTAAAGAACAATGGGATACTATTACTAAAGAAGCCTGTGAACGAGGAAGTAATGTTCATAATGGACTTGAAAACGGTATTAAAGGAGCAAGTAAATTTAAACAAGCTATACAATATCTTAATCGTGACGGTGACGGAGAAATGATTACTGTTGCTGATTTGAGTTCTATTAATGCTAATTATAAACTTCTTAATATAGAAGAATTTAAAGAAGCTACTGATTATAAATATGACAATCTTTATGAAGTCTTCGACAAATATGTTAGTCTTGGTTATAAAATTTATGCTGAGATTGGAATGTTCTTGATAGACTATTTGATAAGCGGAACAATTGATGTTCTTCTTGTAAATGAATGGGAGAATAAAGCTGTAATTGGAGATTGGAAAAGCAATCGGTCAGGGCTTCTATTCACGTCTGGTTATTATCGTAAAGATAAGAAACAGAAACCTGCTCAAATGACTAACGAATGGGTAGAGAAAAAAGAAACTCTTCTTCCGCCAGTTAATAATCTTCCTCATTGTAATGGAAGTATTTATAATCTTCAATTAAGTATGTATGCTAAAGCTGTTAATCTTATAACAGGTCTTGAAATTCGAGGACTTTGGCTTGCTCATATTGATTGTGATTTTGAACTTAACGAGTATGGAATGCCTAAACGTTTTCCTGATGGACTTTATCATATTAAAGAGAATCCAACAGAGAAGATAACTTTCTATACTCTTCCTTATAGAGAAAAAGAAATTGAACTTATTTTAGCTGATAGAAAAGCTAAACTTAAAGCTCAAGATGTTAAACGTAATTTTACTCTTGGATTATGAAAAATACTATTATTGGTTTAGTTATTGGTATTATACTTGGTGTACTTTCCGGAGCTGCTCTTTATGATAAAAATCCAGAGCCTATTATCAAGTACATCCCTCTACGGGGGAGTTCCACAGATAGTATAACTATTGTTAATCTTACCGAACAACTTCGTAGAACTCAAGACAGTCTTAATGTTTATAAAGCTGATACTACTATTAGTGCTGAGCTTTTTGTTGCTAAATACAAGCTGGAACGTATTCGTCATTATAATGAAATTGCAGCTAAAGGTAATAATATTAAATACCTTAGAGGTTGGCTTAATCGTGTACTTAATGAATAAGATGTTATGAAAGTTATTAAAACTGATGGAAAATATAGAGTTGTTTATACTGAACAACTTATTAAAGATGAAAATGGATATGGTCTTATCAAACGTTATAAAGTTCAAATTTATGATGATAGACTTTTTCTAAAAGATTGGCTTGACATAAAAGTTTTTGAAGCTTATGATGGTAATAAAGATGAAGTTGAATATGCTAAAAACGAAGCCATAGACCTTTATAATAAGATTGTTTATCCCGATAAATATTTTGTTACCAATGCCGTATGTGAATAAACAAGGAACTTCGACTAAGATTGTTCGTATAAGTATTTACGATGAAACCAAAGTTGATGTCTTTCGTAGTCTTTTTGAATGTAACCAAGTATGTGGAACTGTAAATAGTCAAATACTTACTTGTTGTAGACGTAATGCTAAAGCTGATCGTTTACAGTTTAGAGTTAAAGATTGGTATTTTACTTTTCCCGATAATAAATTACCTTAAATTGCTATGGTGAAATTTAATTTTAAACTTCCTAAATATTTTAATGAATATAAAGATTATATAAATAATTATTATAATCTTAATGCTACTAATGAAATTTGGAAAGTTATTCAAGAAAATACTGATTATGAAATATCTAATTACGGTCGTGTTAGAAGTAAAAATAATGGTCTATTAAAGCCGATGTTAAATAATAAAGGTTATCTTCGCGTTACTATATTTGTTTGGGAATATGGTAGTAGAAAAGATAGATTTATACATAGACTTGTTGCTGAATACTTTTGTACTAATCCTGATAAAATTAATTATAATATTGTTGACCATATAGATGGTAATATTTTTAATAATCATTATTCTAATATACGTTGGTGTGATGTTAATATAAACACTAATAATCCTAATACTAAAAACCGTATTGTTGAAGGTATTTATAAATCTACAAAAGGAAATTTTAATAAAGTCTATATGATTGATGATAACAACAATATTATTAATGAATATAGAAGTGCTAAACAGGCTGCTGAAAGTATTGGATGTAGTAGAACTTATATGACACATTATCTTAATAAAACTATTCTTAAAAATCAAAAAGGTGTTCGTTATACTATTAAACATGTAAAAGGACATCAATTTTGTTATGCAAAAGATTATATAAAACCTAATTAATATGGCAAAGTTTATAGACGCTTATAAAAAAGTTTTGAATAATGAGGGGATTTATTCTAACGACCCCGATGACGCTGGCGGTGAAACTTATAAAGGAATATCTCGTAAAGCTAATCCTAATTGGGATGGCTGGATTTCTATTGATGCTATTAAGAAAGCTCATCCTACTACTTTTAAAGGTATTCTTAAAAAGACTCCCGAACTTGAAAAGAAAGTTCAAGACCTTTATAAAGATAAATATTGGGATTGTTTTGAACTTGATGATGTTCCAAATCAACTTGTTGCTGAACAAATGTTTGATACCGCTGTTAATCAAGGTCAGACTGCTGCTATTAGATTTGCTCAACGTGTGCTTGACCTTAGAGAAACTGGTAAATGGTCGCTTGACCTTTTAAATAAACTTGTAGCTATTAAATAATAAATTCAACGGAGTTATGAAGAAGCTTATAATAATCGTATTAATTATAGCGTTAATTAATTTATTAATAACAATTTTGTTGTTTAATAAGTCAGGTGCAGAATGTTCGTTTCAGCTAATAAATGGTTTTCCTGATACTGTTGTTAATAAGGTTCGGATTGACTCCGTTGAACTTTCTATTAAACATCTTGATAGTACAATTATAAATTATAATACTTATGAAAAGGAAGTTATTGATGATGTTCTCAATCTTGATGATAGCGCAACTGTTGCTAAATTCTACGAGCTTATCGGCTCATCCTCTATGGGGGGTTGAAGCAAGGGATAGTGTTAAAGTGGCTATTAATGATTTACGTACTGCAAATGCTATAATGACTAAAACTAAAATTGATGCTGCTGTTATAGTTCTCAAAGACAGTATGATTAATCTTAAAGATAAGAAAATAGAAATTCTTAGTAATAGTTATGAAGAAATGAAGCGATATGCTTCTGCTTCTGAAATTGCAAGACAAAATTTAGAACGTAATCTTGATAAGTCCAAGAAAAAGACTAAGATTATTGGTGGTGTAGCTGGTGCTTTCGCATCAGCTTTTCTTGTATTGTTATTAGTCAAATAAAGATATGGCTGCTGAAAAATATCCTTTTAAAGCGTTTATAGAAGAAGATAAAAGCCGTTATCCGCTTGCTTCTGAAAAAGGTTATTATGACCCTTATAATCATTTCCGTATTGGTGACAGTGGTGGTTTTATTATGAATATTAATCCGGGTAAGTTTGTTAATGTTCATCTACTTACAGAAATGGCTGATTTCTTTGAAGCCAATGGAAATAAATATACTAATTTTAAAGAAGATAGTATTCCTTATAGACAGCTTCGTAAGAGAGAAGCAGACCGTAGAAAGAATGGTTTTAGTGCTCCTATATGGCAAAATCCAGATGGTTCTATTGAAGATGTTCATATAAGTGGTGACTATTATAATTTTCTTAATTATACTCGTATGGAGCGTACCGATGATGCGAGTATTAATGCTTCTGGTCGTATAGCTACTGGTGAAAAGAAATTTGCTTTTCCTCGTTTTGTTGATGCTCAGTTTTGGACACATGCTGTTTATGAGTTTGCCAAGAATAATGGTTTTCATCTTATTATTGTAAAGACTCGTCGTGGTGGTTTTTCTTATATGAATGCTGCTCGTGCTGCTAATGCTGTAAATCTTCGTAAACATAAAGTCTTTATTAATGTTGCTGCTGATAATAAATATCTTACTAAGAAAGGTGGTCTTACTGACTTTGCTCTTAATACTCTTCGTTTCTATGAAGAAAAGACTATGTTTAAGCGTGGTATTTATAGTAGTAGTGCTGAGGACTTTCGTCTTGGATTTAGACTTCCTAATGGGGTAGAATCTGAAGATAGTTGGCAAAGTTCTCTTATTTCTGTTTCTGCTAATAATAATCCCGACTGCGCTATTGGTAAAGATGCTGTTGGTATTAACGTAGAAGAGCTTTCTACAATGCAGAATTTCAATGAGTTTATGACTGTGACTGAACCTGCTATGACAGTTGGTGATATTACTACTGGTTTTCTTGTTGCTTGGGGAACAGCTACTGCTACTAATATGCAAGTCTTTGAAGAAAACTTTTATGCTCCTGGCGAATTTGGTTTTATGCCTTTTGAAAATGTTTGGGATAAAGATGCTCGTAATGAGATTTGTGGTTTCTTTAAATCTTATTGCTGGGGTCTTGAGGGAAGTATAGACGGTATTCCTGCTGTTGATGAAAACGGTAATAGCAATCTTGATATTGGTCTTAAAGTTTCTATGCGTGCTCGTGAAGCTATGAAAGCTAAAACTAAGACTTTTGCTAAGTTTATTAATTATTGTGGTCAACGTGCTCTTTTTCCTGCTGAAAGTTTTAGTAGTGCTACTGAGAATCTCTTTACAAGTGAAGAACTTGTTAACTATGAAGAACGTCTTCGTACAGATAGTGTTTATAATTTCTATGTTGACGGTCAATTTGAAGAGAAAGGTAACAGTCTTATTTTTAAATCTAATAAACGTATTAAGGAAGAAAATCCTGATGCTGTTGTTTATGATTGGATACAAGGCGTACCCCGTAAAGGAAATGAGCATCCTCATGGTTGTATTCGTATTTGGTTTCATCCTCAATACGATATTAGATATGTTGACGACCGTGAAATTAAAGAAATTCCAGAGGGAACTTATGCTGTTACTTATGACCCAGTTGGTATTAATAAAGATGCTAAAGAAATTACTGATAAACATTCTCATAACAGTATTCATGTTTGGGAAATGCCGTCTGCAAGAAACGGTTATAAACTAAAATGTTGTGCTGCTTATTATGGACGTCCTAATAAACTTGAAGAAGCAGATAGAATTTTTTATCAACTTTGTCGTTATTATAATTGTATAAGAACTGGTATTGTTGAGGTTAACCGTGGTGAAACTGTTTCCAATTTCAACAAATGGAAAGCTACTCGTTATCTTGCTTTTGAACCTCTCTTTGTATGGGATACTACTTTAAAAGGCGCTGTTAGTAAATCTTATGGTTATAATATTACAGACGGACAAAAGAAACTTGATGCTCTTCGTTTGTTTAAAGAATTTCTTTATACGGAAATAGGTAAAGATGAAGAGGGTAAACCTATTTATCTTTTTACTCGTATCCCTTGTTATCAAGATATTCTTGAACTTAAAAAATGGAATCCTGTGGGCAACTTTGACCGTGTTTCTGAAATGCTTCTTATAGCTATTTATAGTAAATCTCTTGATATTAAAGCTCAAGGTGAGAATAGTAATAGGAAGAAACTTCTTGAAAGTCAAGATGCAGCAGAAAAGTTTTGGAAGCGTAATTGGTATTAATATGGAAGAACTTAGTACTTATCTTTTTTGCAATGAATATTTTTGTATTCGTCTTGAGTGTTTAACTAATACTCTTTATATTTATAGTCGATACGCTGCTTATTGTTAAATTAAACCTTATATAAATATGTATTTTAGTAACAATTTTAATTTTCCTAAGCAGCGTGTTAGTGCTGCCGAACGGAATAAATTTGAATACTATGCCAATTGCTGCGATTATGTTATTGCTGCTGGCAAAAGTATTGCTCGTGATGATGAAGTTGAACAAAAATATGCTTTCCTTAAAGGGGAGATTAATCCTGAATTTTATAAGAAAACTCTTAATCCTTATAATGCTGAGAAAAAAGAATATACTCGTTTTCCAGCTACTATGCGCAATTACGATATTGTTAACGGAGTTATTCGTAGATATGTTGGAGAATATATTCAAAATCCGCATGACTTTATTGTAGGGGCTAATAATCCCGAAGTAGTTCTTTCTCGTGATGCCAAGCTTCGTCAAGAACTTATGCAGATTGTTCAAGTTAAGATAGCTGAACGTATTCAACAGAATTATCAAGCATTTGTACAACAAGGTGGACAACCCGAACAATTTAATCCTCAAGATAATTTTGATATTGAAGCTTTTGTTAAGAAGTTCAATGAAGATTATATTGATGATATGTCTGCCCAAGGACAAGAGATTCTTGCCGTTATTGATGATTTGACTGATGCTGCCGCTTTATATGCTCGTGCATATTTTGAATGGGTTGCTTTTGGTAGAGTTTATACTTATACCGAAGTAAAAGGAAATCAAATTATTAAACGGGTTGTTTCTAATAGAGATGCTTTTCCTGTTCCTAACGATAACATTCTTGTTGAAGATTATGATATGTTTGCCGAACGTCGTATGATGACGCTTCAACAAATTATTGATGAATATTATGATATGCTTGATGATAAAGACAAGGAATATCTTGATACTTATTATATTAATGGTCGTAATATTTCTCAAGACGATAAAGGACTTCTTTATTGGGATAATTATAGACAACGTTATCCAGACCGTTGTGCTAAATTTAGCGACAAGGAACGTGAGTATTTTAAAAGCGAGCCGCTTATGGTTCGTGATTTCAATACCAATCTTATTGAAGTTTGGCATGTAGTTTGGCGTGGACAAGTTAAGAAAGGTATTCTTACATATCAAGCTGGTGGTATTATTGGTGAAAGAGTTGTTGATGAAGATTATAAACTTAATATCGAAGCTGGTGATATTAACATTGAATGGATTTGGGAACCGCAAGTTTTTGAAGCCGATAGAATAGGTACTCGAAACAATGCTGTTTATCCTTATAAATGTCGTCCTATTGCTTACAATCGTAATGGCAAGCTTCCTTATAACGGTATTATGGAACTTCTTCCTGGTTTTGGTCGTTTCAGTATTATTGATATAGTTCTTCCTTACCAAGTATTTGGTAATATTGTTGCTTATCATAGAGAAATGGCTATTGCAAAAAACAAGTTGAACGTACTGATGATTGCTCGTTCTCTTCTTGGTAAAGTTCCTGAGGATACTATTTATCGTATGGCTGCCGACGGTGTTCTTTATATTGATGATGAAGACGACCAAGGCATGCTTAAAGCTCAACAAACTCGTATGCTTAATAGTCAGACTTCTGATTATATTACTCAACTTGGACAACTTCTTGCTGAGAACGAACAAGCTGCTATGAATAAAGTTGATATGACTCCTCAACGTTATGGTGAAATCGCTAATAGTGCTGGTAAAGGAGTTACTGAACAAGCTATTATTCGTGGTTCTATGGGTAGTGTTATTGTTGAGTTTATGTTTGACCACATGCGTGCCCATGATTATCAGCGTGATTTAGATTATTCTAAACTTGCTTGGGTTGACGGTCTACAAACTTCTTATAAAGATAAGAATAATGGACAACTTAAATATTTTAGTCTTGACGTTAATTCTCATCTTTATGCTGATTATGTGATTATGCCTAAACTTTCTGCTAAAGAAAGAGATAAACTTAATCAATATAAACAATTTGCTTTTAGTGCTGCACAGAATGGTGATGCTGCTATGGCAGCTGCGGCTATTGACGGAGATAATACAGCTGAGATTAAAAAGGCTATTAATAAGTTCCAAGAACTTAATCGTCAGCATGAAGAACAAATGAAGCAACTTGATGCTCAGAATGCACAGGCTTTACAACAATATGAACTTGATAAGATACAAGCTCAAGGTGAGCAAGATAGACAAACTCTTAGTCTTGAAAAGTATCTTGATAGTCAGATTGAAGCTGTGAAAGCTATGCTATCCTCTACGGGGGGTGACTCTGCTGCATCTCTTGCTGCAACTAATGCTGTCAATGTTGCTAAGAATAATATTGAACGTGAAAAAGTAATGAATGAACGGCAAAAAATTGCCAACGATGCTAAAGCTCAACAACTTAAAGCAGCTACTGATGTTTATAAAGCTGATACTCAATATAAAATTGCTAAAGAAAATAAGAATCAATACGATAAAAAATAATCTTTTCTAAAATGTGTTTTGTGTCTATGTGCCGTTATTGCTCGTGAGAGTAGTAGCGGCATTTTTGTTTATAATGCTCTTGTTATTAATGAGATAAATCGAATTTGTAAATATTATTTACTAACAGACGCATTTTAAAGCCCAGTATACCACGCTTCTACGAAAGTGGATAGATTAATCATTTCGGACAAAATCGTTCAATGTGGATAACGGCTGCAAGCGTAGATGCACTTCTAATACGATTTTTGACAGCAGAAATATACCAACCAATCTCCCCCGTAGAGGATACGCCTGTGGAACACCATATTATATATATTATACTTTTGTCTTGTAATATTAATCCAATAAAAGATAAAGTTATGCCTAAGATTGATTTTGGTTTTGGCGGAAGTGGTAATCTTGAACCACAAGAACCAGTTACAGATTTAGATGCAGGTAAAGTAGTAGATGACCCTACTGGTCAAACTACTGGTCTTGGAGATGATAATAAATCCGCTGATAAGCCGGCTGATAAACCAGCAGATAATGCTGGGGACAATAAGCCTGCCGACGGAGATAAACCTGCTGATAATGGTAACAAACCTGCCGATGATAAATTTGGCGATTTAGTTACTGGTACTATTATTTCTATTGGCAAAGAATCTTATACCGTTGATAGTGAGGGTAACCTTGTTGACAAAGATAATAAGATTTTTAAAGAAGCTGCAGAAGTTAAAGAATATCTTGCTCAATTTGAAGTTGACGAGAATAAAGAAACTCCTATTGATGTTAATTCAATTATAAAAGCTGTTGGTGTTGAAGTTACTGATGAGAACGACAAACCGATTACTTTTGATAATACTCCTGAGGGTATTGCTCAATATGTCAATGAAGTTATTGAATTACAGAAGCAAGAAATTGCTCAAGCTGGAGTTCAAACTCTTCTTGATAAATATCCTATTGTTGCTGACTTTCTGAATTACTACGTAGCTAACGGTAACGATGCTCGTGGATTTGGAGAAGTTAAAGACAGAAGTTCTATTACTATTGACGAAAATAATATTGCACAACAAGAAGCTATTATTCGTGAAGCCTACAAAGAAAATAAACGTCACGGTGATGTTGATGCTTACATTAAGTATCTGAAAGATACTAACGCTCTTTTAGATGTTGCTAAAAGTGAATTGGCTGGACTTCAACAAGCCGATGCCGCTCTTAAAGAGCAGCAAGCTAAAGAAGCTCAAGCCAGACTTGAAGCTGAGCGTAAAGCAGAAGCTGATTACTGGAACGGTGTTAAAGCTGTTGTTGATAGTAAAGAGATTGCAGGTTATAAAATACCTGATACTATCATTATTAACAAAAACGGCAAACAAATTGCAGCTACTCCTAATGATTTCTTTAATTATCTTTATCAAGTTGATGATAAAGGTTATAGTCGTTATGAAAGAGATTTGGCTGCTCGTGATGCAAAGGAACAACTTCAAGACGATTTGCTTCGTGCTTATCTTACTTTTACAGGCGGAAGTTATTCTAATCTTGTCGATTTGGCTGTTACTAATAAAGAAACGAAAAATCTTCGTCTTAAAGCAGCCGCTGCAAAACAAACTGCTACTGTTAGAGTTACTCCACCGAAACCAAAGAATGTTGCTAATAATATAGCTGCTGCTCTTGGTTATAGTTAATAACTAAATAAAATTATTCATTATGTACACAATGCGAGTTCTTGAAACTGGGCGTTATGACGATAGAGGATATAGCAATGAAGAAAGTATTGCTAATCTTATGCTTCAAAGTCCAGTTGAAATTAATGCGTTTTTGACTTACAACTATGGTCTTGACGATGACCGTTTCCCTCTTACGTTTATGACCGAGGGACAAGGTGCAAAAGGTACTGATACTGTTGCTACGGTACAGTGGACTTGGAAGACTATGGGACGTATGAAGTTTATTGATTATGTTACTTATTTCAATACTTCCAATGCTAAACCTGGTCTTGGTGGTGCTGAATTTGAAGTACATTTTGCTACTCATTGGTTTATCGAACAGTATGGTGTTATTGCTCCGGACAGAACTCAATATCGTATTCAGAAAGACCTCGGTGAATCTGCTTACGGTTATGCTTATATTCTGGCTCCGGTTAATCCCGACCCGACTGCTTATTGCGACCTTGACAATTTAGCTAAAGGAACTTATTGGTCACTTGCTGCTCCTACCGTTTCAGAATCTTATTCTAAAGGTAATCGTAGTAATGCTATGGGGCCGGGTAAAATGACTTCTCAGCTTGAGTTTTTCCGTTTCTCTAAAGAAGTTGCTGGTAATATTTCTAATGTTGTTACTAAATATCAGTTTCAGCAAGGAGAAAGTGGCGGTACTACCAATCTTTGGATTGGCGAGGAAATGCGCCAGTTCGGCTTGAACATGAGAATAATGAACGAAGAACGGCTGTGGTTGTCGACCTATAACAGACTTCCTGACGGTACTATTAAACTTAAAGACCGCGATAACGGTAAACCTATTTATCGTACTGCTGGTATGCTTGAGATTTGCCGTGAAAGTAACTTTGATACTTACGGTGAGTTCTTGACGTTGACGAAGCTGGAAAGAACTGTCGGTGACGTTCTTAACCAAGATACCGATGATGGTACAATGGAGATTGTTCTTATGGCTGGTAAGGGTTTTATCCAAGACTTCCAATATGCTATTGAGAATGAAGCTATGAGCAAGGGTTTCATTACTCCTCTCGGTGAAAAGAAGATTATGGATAACGGCAATGGTCTTGCTTACGGTAAGTATTTCAATAAATACATTACTCCGGACGGACATATTATTACCGTTAAACATTGTTCTTTCTTCGATAAGGGAACTATTGCCGAAGCTGCTAAGGCTAATGGACAAATTCATCCTCGTACAGGTCTGCCTATTACTTCTCATCAAGCTTGCTTTATTGACTTCTCTACTTATAAGGGTGAACGTAATGTTCGCATTGTTCGTCAGAAAGGACAGGAATATATTGCTAAGGTTATTGAGGGTATGACGCCGATACCTGCTTCTTGGGGTGTTGCTACTTCTAACCGTGCTGCTACCGAAATTGATATGTCCCGTTACGAGATTAAGGGTAGCATGGGATTGCAGGTAAACAACACGACGAAGATGTTCTTGTTGCAATGTAAATTATAATTAACCGTTAAACAGTAAAAGATATGCCTACAATGCTAAATGCTGGTGGTGCTGCAAATAAACAGGAAAACACCGCTCCTGCTGCTCCTACTGAAACAGTAGATAAAGAGAAACCAACTACCACTATGGTAGAAAGAAAACAAGAAGAAGCTGAAGCCGCTTATGTTGATATTCGTTATATGGTTATAGCTCTTGCTTCTCATTATTCTTTGTATCGCAAAGCTAATGATAAAGAGCTTGCTGAACGTAACGAATATATCGGTAGCTGTATTAGAAGTTCTAATGCTCTTTGTGCAAACAAAGGCGAACTTGAAGCTTACTTTCCTAATCTTATTGGTGTTTCTCCTAACGACCAAAATTTCGTTAGACGTGTTAAAGAATATCTGAATAATTTTCAGGTTAAAGTTGACAAGCTTGGTCTTCGTCTTAATCTTACTTTCCATTATAATCATTATAAAGATTATCTTGCTTTCAAGAAAAAAGAAGAAGCTATTGAAACCGAATTTGCCCAAGTCAATCGTGGCGATGCTACGGCTCTCAAACGTGCTATTGAGAATAGAATTGTTAAACTCAATGCTCTTGAGTCAACTAAATGGCAATATGGTAATCCGGAAAATGTAGCCGATTATCTTCTTTATCGTCATTGCTTGTTATATTCTGATGTTGCTAAAGACCACTCTCTTATTAACAAAGAGCATATTCGTTTTTATTTTAAAGACGAACAAAAGGAAAACGAGCTTAAAGCTAAGCAACGTCTTGAACTTAACAATGCTAAGCGTAACTTTGTTACTCTTATCGGCAACGACAAAGCGTTCGAAGATGTTTATGTTCAGTACTGTGTATTGAAGAATAAACCTATTATTCCGTCACTTGCCGAAGACGACCTTGTTAAACAAGAAAATCTTGATTATTTTAGCCAGAAAGAACCTGCTAAGTTTAATGAGCTTTATACCGACCGTAACGTTTCCGTTAAATCTTTGATTGAACGTCTTATTGCTTACGGTATTCTTATTAGACATCCGCATAGTCAAAACATTGTTTCTGCTAATGGTGATTTTATTGGAGCTAATATGAAAGAAGCTACTGCTTGGTTCAAGAACGCTGAAAATGAAGCTACTGTTGCCGCTTACGAAAATCAACTAAAACTTGTTTAAGTTATGGATATAGAACAGATGCACGTCACGTTCAGAGAAGTTGCTCAACGCATGGGGCTGCAAACTGTTCGTGCTATTTTTCCAGAAGATGTTGATATTTGTCTTAATTTTGCCATTATAACCAAAACTCGAAATATCGTTGCAGAGAATGCTCAAACTGTTAATGATTTAATTGTTAGAGCTAACGCTGACATTTCTCAACTTAATGCTCTGCGTAATCTTGCTAAGAAAGGAGAAGTATCAGGCTCATCCCTTACGGGGGGTGGTACTGAGCTTCATCCTTTTCTTGCTAAGGTCGATAATAGCGAAGTAATGTTCTATACTCGTTTTGCTATTGGTTATGCTGGTGACAATGCTCTTTACGATTGCCGTATTATTGAAGCTGAATATCTTCAAAGAACACTTCGAGATTATTGCAATCGTGCTACTAAACAACACCCCGTTTGTGTTGCTGTTTCCATTGACGAGAAACTGAATGTTGAAATATATAATGGTAGTTCTAAGGCTGTTCCTAATATTCTTGTTTACAATTATATTAAGACACCCAATAAAGTTAGACTTGATGAAGAGAATTCTGCTAACAATGTAAATTGTGATATGCCTGATTATCTTATTCAAGAAATAATTGAACTTGCTGTTCAGTATTATAAACAGACTTTTACTCGTCCTAATGAACAAAAAGTAAATTAAAATATTATTAACCATGAGACAATTTCTTTTAGGTAAGAGTGTTGCTTACCCTACTGCTCTTACAAGTCTTGCCGTTGGTCAACTTGCTTTCGTAGCTCTTGTTTCTGGAGTTGAAACTCTTGACAGTGATGGTACTAAGATTAAGAACAAAGGTTATATTTATCTTGGCAAATCCGATGCCAAAGGTGGTAAACTTGTTGTTCCTATTTACAAGAATAACTTCTCTTATAGCAAAATGGTTTATGCTGCCTCTACTCAATACACTGGTAATTTTACTATTGCTGATGTTGTAGCAGGAAGTGATTATACTGTTGTTGTTGTAAAGAAAGGAGTTGGTTTTAATGAACGTAACAAATGGACTGCTACTGTCCGCGCAAAGGCTGCCGATACCGTTGACACTATTGCTGCTGCATTAGCTTTGCAGATTACAGCAAATGTTGGTGCTGGTGTTACTGCTGCTGCTTCCGCTGGTAAAGTTACGGTTACTGCCAAAGAAAAAGGCGTTGATTATGAGCTGACACTTGGCGATGATTTGTTCGGAACTGCTGTTACTCAGACACATGCTACTGCCGCTGTTGCAGATGCTAAGTACATTACCGATTTGGCTATCAAGGCTGCTGCCGATGCTGGTATCGAATATACTTACCAAGACGCCGGTGAGCTGATTTATCCGGACTTCCCGCTCAATCCTTTGGCTCAAGATGATTCTGCCGATGCTGGATTTACTGTTTATACAATTCGTTTTGCCGAACCTCGTGAAATGAAGACAGTTGACCAGAGTATTAATCAAATTGTACAAATAGCTGTACCTACTGGTACTGCCGCTATTGAGACTATCGACAAAGTATTGGCTGCACTTGCTGCCTAATATAGTTAGCAAATAATTTGTATAATGCGCAAAGCCACTGTTACTATAAGTATTTATGGTAATAGTGGCTTTTATTGTTTAATACCTATGGCCGAACTCACGCCCGTTATGGACTTTGTTAACCAAAGTCTTAAAAACTATTCTGTTACTGCTGTTATAATATCAAGTTGTGTTTTTATTCTTTATACTATTGTTATCAAAGGAATTGATTATTTTCGTCATAAAGACCAACAAAAGCCTATAATCGAAATGGCTAACTCTGTTAAAGAAGTTAGTAATAACGTTGTAAGACTTAATACTATTCTTGATAAACTTTTTCAAGATGCTCTTCATAAAGATGTCGAAAAAAGCAAGATTGTAATCGAGCTTTCGTTTTCCAATTTCCAATCAAGGATTGCTCATCTTTGTAGAAACATTATTATAAACAATAATATTGACCTTAATAAGAATCTTGTTGTTACTAATATCAAGCAAACTATTAATGCCGAATATTATAAAGTTTATCATAATCTTTCTCAATATGATATTGATGGTCGTCCGATTTCTTTGTTTCTAAAAGAAGAATGGAAAGAAGATTGTCTTAATAATATACTTGGTATTATTTATAACGGTCAGGAAGAAAAAATTCGTATTAATCAAATATATAATATTCTTTATGTTAAGGTTAATGATTGGATAGTTTATATTAACAATAAATATACCGACCATGAGTAACGATAAAAGGCTCGAACGTATCGGTGATAAACTTCGTAATAATATTAACAATGTTGTTTGTAAAGATGTAGATAAGATAAATCTTGGATTTGTTTCTACCAATCTTTTTGGTAGTTCTTATTTTTATGATGTTATACGTAGTTGTATTGATTACGATATTCTTCTTACCGATAAAGAAAAAGAAAAAATTGATGTAATATTTAATACTTCTGAATATGGAAGATACTGTTTTACATGA